AAATCTCAGGAATTGCTCGATCTTAGTTTAAATATTTCAGCGGCAACTGGAAAGTCGGTAGAAACGGTTGCCAACGCTCTAGGAAAAGCGTATGAAGGCAATACAGGCGCACTTGCAAAATTAGGTGTCGGTTTATCATCAGCCGAATTGAAATCAATTGGTTTGGAAGCTGCAACCAAACAATTAGCGGCAACCTTTGAAGGGGCAGCATCGGTTCAAGCAAATACCCTCGAAGGTCAAATTGCAAGATTAAAAGTCACTTTTGATGAAACAAAAGAAGCTGTGGGTGCAAGACTTTTACCGATTATTCAACAACTCTTAAATTATTTTATAAACACCGTTATTCCAAAATTTACTGAATTTAAGGATCGAGCATTAGCGCCGGTAACGAAAGCCATTGATGATAATAAAGAAGCCTTAACTACTCTTTATAATTTTGTTAAAGATTTCGTAGTTCCAGTATTTATTAACGGCTTAGGCGCTGCATTGGAATTTGTCGGCAAAATAGCAGGTGGAGTTATCACAATTATTTCCGGGATTGTAAACGTAGTAAAAACTTCAGTTTCCATTGCTATCGATGGCATAAATTCCATAATTACTGCATACAATAAAATTCCATTATTGCCCGACATTCCCACTATTTCCAAACCTTCCTGGGTAACGTCCTCAAATACTGCAGCGACTCCAACAACTTCAAGTGTCAAAACGCCAACGATTTCTTTACCAAGCGTTCCATCGCCTTCAACTGGCGCAACAACTGTTAGTGCTGCTAATGCACCCGCTGCTACTGCAACTCCGGCTATTGTAGCCGCAGCTGCACCTTTCGCTATGGGTGCAGTTGGGCGCGGTGAATATGCCAATCAACCGCCGGTCGTTATCAATGTTAATGCACCATCAATTATCGATCGAGAAAACTTTGCTCGCGCTGTAATTGATGCTTTAAATGAATCTGCCGATCGTGGTACTGGTGGCGGTCTTAGTCCGAGAAATATTGAACAAGTAGCAGTATGAGTATATTTACTCCGGAATGGCAAATAAAAATTGATGGAGAAAATTTAACTTCTATCACTCTTGTAGGTCTAACAATCAATTCCGGTCGTACAAATATCAACACGCAACCTCAAGCCAGTTACTGCCAATTGGAATTAGTCAATACCGACAATACCGACTACGGATTCAATATTAATTCGGCTTTAACCGTTGAACTTAAAGATTCTACTGCTACATATGTTCCGATATTCGGTGGCAAGATTTCCGATGTTTCAGTTGGCGTTAGAGCGGCCGGTAGTAGCGCTTATGTGACTTCATATCAAATAACCGCACTCGGCGCTTTGGCAAAATTGCAGAAAGCCGTCTGGACAGCGGCATTAAGTCAAGATGATGATGGTGATCAGATTTACACGATTCTTTCTGATTTACTTCTAAACACTTGGAACGAAGTATCTGCATCTCAAACTTGGGCGGCATACAATCCAACAACAACTTGGGCGACTGCGGAAAATATCGGTCTGGGTGAAATCGATCAACCTGGACAATATGAAATGGAACAGCGTTCAGCAAACCCGATTGATTATTATTCAATCGTAAGTCAAATCGCCAATTCTGCACTTGGTTATATTTATGAAGATGCTAACGGCAATATTGGCTATGCCGATTCTGCTCATCGAACCACTTACTTGGCTGCTAACGGTTATGTCGATTTATCCGCCAACGATGCCCTTGCCTTAGGTATTCGAGCAACTACGCGACAAGGTGCTTTAGTCAACAGTTTCGTTTTAAATTATGGCAATGCGTTCAATTCTCAAAAAACTGCTTTAAATCAAAATTCAATCGATACTTATGGCCGCTTTCAAGTTACGCAAAATTCGCTTGTCCACGATGCGACAGATGCGCAAAATATTGCTAATCGATATGTTCAACTCAGAGCTTATCCAAGAGCGCAATTTGAAAAAATCACCTTTGCGCTACAAAATCCTGAAATAGGCAATTCTGATCGAGATGCCCTAATTGGCGTTTTTATGGGCTTACCAATTCGCATTACCGATTTGCCAGCTTTAATCACCGGGGGCGGATTCGAGGGATATGTCGAAGGATGGACTTGGCGGGTATCGGTTTCCGGCCTATCAATAGATTTGACTCTCAGCCCCACAGCCTTCTCAGCTGTGGCTCAAAATTGGGATCAAGTAAACGCGAGTGAAAAATGGAATACCCTACTAAATACGCTAGAATGGCAGGACGCGATTGGAGTGATTAGTTAATGCCTACAACTACTAATTTCGGCTGGACTACCCCGGCTGATACAGATTTGGTCAAGGATGGCGCACTAGCCATTCGCACTTTAGCCGGTGGCATCGATACATCGATGGTTGGCCTAAAAGGTGGAACAACCGGACAGATATTGTCTAAAACTTCCGGGACTGATATGGCTTTTACTTGGATCAACAATGATCAAGGTGATTTAACTGCGATTACCGCCGGGACTGGTATTAGCGTCACTTCGGGAACTGGCCCGATTCCAACCGTTGCGATTGATACCGCGACAACGGTGGATAAAACAACAGCTCAGACTCTGACAAATAAAACTTTAACCGCGCCGATTATTTCAACGATTTCTAATACGGGAACACTTACGCTTCCAACTTCGACCGATACTTTGGTTGGTCGCGCTACAACTGACACTTTGACCAATAAAACTATTTCAGCTTCGTCAAATACTTTGAGCGGCGTTATCAATAATACTTTAACGACTACGACGGGCGACATTATTTACGCATCGTCAGCAAATACTCCCGCACGATTAGGCATAGGTACTACCGGGCAGATCCTCACGGTTGCCGGCGGTATTCCTTCGTGGGCAGCAGCGCCTGCATCAACCGTGACTGCCATCGGGTGTTCAATAGGCCCGGACAGCGTATCAATTAGCAATGCTACTTATACGGCAATCACATTTGCTACTGAAAGATTTGATACGGACGCGTTCCATTCAACTTCATCAAATACTTCTCGAATTACAATCCCAACTGGTAAAGGTGGAAAATATCTTTTTATCGGTTCGACAAGATGGAGTTCCGGTTCAGGCGATCGCTATATGAAATTTTACAAAAACGGCGTTGCTCAAGATGGCACTACTAGAGCCACCAGTTCAACATTTATGTTTAACACGACATTTTATGCTGATTCATTAGCGGCTGGCGATTATATCGAAATGTATGTTTATCAATCTTCCGGTGGTTCTTTAACAGCAGAAGAATGTGTGGTTCTCTGCACTTTCCTAGGAGCGTAATATGGTCAAATTTGAAAAACCAGTGAATCTAAATGGCACACAATTAAGAGAAGAATTACGCGCTGCCGGTGTTGTAATTACTGACGAATTTGAATCCGTAATGGTGGATGGTGCTGGAGTATTGTTATTAGATATTAAAGAATCGGATGCAATTAAAGCTGCAAAAGTAGTAGCCGACCATAATGGAACAACAGAACTTCCAGAATTAAGTGTCGATGAAAAATTAGCAAGCGTTGGATTGAATCTTGATGATTTGAAAGTGGCTTTGGGTCTTGCCTAAATTATGCGCCGCTGGAATTCAATTGCGAAATCAAGTGGACGATTTATATCCACAAAGAGATCGCAAAAGTGATGGCTGGATTGGAGATGCGCGGCACTCGGCTCGTAAATCGGATCATAACCCGGATGGAAACGGAATCGTTAGGGCTATCGATATTGATCGAGATTTGGCACAGCATCCGGAAGAAGCTCACGCGCTAGTCGAGAAGATTCGACTTTGTGCAAAACGCGGAGATCGAAGGATTAAATATATTATTTTCGATGGCAAGATTATGAGCGCAATATTGGGATGGAAGCGCAGACCATATAAAGGCGCTAATCCGCACAAGCATCATTTTCACGTTAGCTTTACAACTTTGGGAGACCGAGACGGTGGCTGGTTCGATCTAGAAGGAGATAAATCAAATGGCAGACTTGAAACTGATGGCGGGAACGTGGGCGAAGACATTTCTCGCGACGGCTCTATCGACGTACCTATCAGTCGGACTTCAACCCGACTACATTCTCAATGCAGCACTTGTGAGTGTGTTGCCTTCCGTGATTAACTGGCTTAACCCCAATTACGAGCGATACGGCAAAATCTCATAATGGACGCGAATACCATCGCTGGCTTTGTTGCTTCAGTCCTTGGATCAATAGCTTTACTTATCGCGGGACTGCGCTACATCATAAAACTCGAGAATATTCCTATCGTGTCGCGACTCGATAAATTAGAATCGACTTTAGAATTGGCTCTCGCGAAGGGGGCAAAAGGTGGCACAAAGAAAACGGGTCGCTAGTAAGAAAACGGTTAAACGCCGGAAAACGGTAAAAGAGCCGATTCTTACAAAGATTGACTTTTGGGCTATTGCTGCAAAAGAAGTCTATGACGCTTGCCGCAGGGCTGGTATGGATGAAGGCACGGCTCTAGCTTTTGCAATGGATCGCAGCTCTTACCCGGACTGGATAGTTTCCCCTGATGATCCAATCAAAAAAATCGGTTGGGAAGATGGCGAGGAAGACGTCTAATTTACATCCGAGAGGTTGAATTATTCGAGGCGCTCAAGTCAATCTATCCGGACTTAACGCCACTCTCAGCGACCGATCGATGCGACGGAATTACCTCTGACGCCTATATTGAGCTTAAATGCCGCAGGACTCATTATGACAGCCTTCTCATCGAGCGTAAGAAGTGGGATTATTTAGCCGATATAAGGGCTAGGACGGGCTCTAGGACGCTTTATATTAACGCGACACCTAAGGGTATATACCAGTTCGACTTAGGGGCTGTAAACGCCCCACAATGGCTTTTTAAATACCTTCCGGCTACGACCGATTACACGAACGGACACAAGGTTGAGAAGGAAGTCGGCTATTTAGACTGCCAACACGCCGAGCTTCTACTTGTCTAAATCCATTTAGTTAAATACATTTACCCGGTAAATCCATTTAGGATTACAGAATCGGGAGACTAAATGATAAATAAACCGACGCTAATTCGGTTTGATGCCACTTCCGGGGCTTGGACTGATGGGAAGAACTTCGTTAAAGGTTCAATCATTAGACGATATGCCCGCGAGAAGATGGGTAAAAAACAACTTCGCGGAAGATTGAGTCGCGAGGAAATCTCTAATTACTGGCTCGATCAGTACGGAGTAAACGCCGATGTTGAATAACTACTGGATTTCATTAACAAGCGGCGAGCAAATTGGAGTCACTTTC